CCACCGATAAAATAACACCTCCTTATAATTCCATATGCATTTTAATATCTTCAATAGTTTCACCAAATAAACGTATGGTAAAAAGACCCTCCTTTGTTTTTATTTCCAAGTATCTTACACTCCACTTTGTGTCTTCTTCTCCAACCTTTGATAAATCTGTTGTTTTTGCTTCTGGTAAAGTAACTTTAATGTTTGTTATATCGTGAATGTTTAACTGGTTCATGTGAAAATCTCCTATTGAGTTGATGCAATCATCTTACAACCCGAACATTGAGAATGTAAACAGTTAATTTTTTGACGGCTATTTTTGCATAATTGCTATATAAACAAGGCGTATCGATGTGTGGCATAATTGCAACACCTCCAGGCAATGCTGCACTTGCATAACAAATGCTGCACTGCACTGATTCGTTTTGCTGCATGTGCACAATATGCTTGTCTATATTTGTGATCACAACGTGATGTGTGTATGTGCATCGTATAGGTGTATTTCGTGATCACATCCATAGGGGTATGCTTTTTTGTGATCACATACTATCCATTGAAAGTATATCAGTAGCAAAATGTAGCAATAACAATGCCTTACTAGTGTTTTATATGGCTAAAAGTAGAATAAAATATTTCTTTTGACCTAACCATTAATAAATATGTAGTAATTTCAATGACTTAACAAGATTGTCAAAGGGGAGGGGCATGGGCCACCCCACCAACCTACGTTATACGTATATGTACAGTTACACACACGAGGTTTTTTGCACCTAATTAACCACTATCCTTAGTTAAGGACACTATATGTAAAACATATTTAATGTGACGTAACGTAACTTATTGACAGACGCTTGACAATAACTATAACTATGGGGGTAAGGGGGTATGTTAAACATTAATGTTAAAACAATATAAGAGTAGTTAAACAAAGATAGTTAAACATAATAAGAATAGTTGAACATAAGTCATTTAAACATTAATGTATAACATAGAGAAAGTAGTTAAATAATTATCTGTATTTCTATTGACACTGTTAAAACATTAATGTTACACTTACATCAGTTACAAACAATATAATAACTATACAACTTTTTGTAACTACGTGTGTAGACTATCTGTGTAGCTAATATAAACCACAGCGTGTCTCCTCCTCCCTCCTCTATGTAGTTTGTACTTAGACTTGGTAGTCTACACACGTTGTTTTGTTGTAACTTATGTAAAGTTTTCCTTGACAATGCCAAACAAACCAGTAAAACTATATGCATCCGAAGATGTACTACACGACTTCTACGATGCATTAGCTAACAATGATGCTCGTGCTATAAGGAAGGTACACATTCCTAAGTCGGATGTGTTTTACGTTAGAGAAGCAATACATAATCGTACTGGTGAGTGGTACACCTTAGACCATGTAGAACGTGCCATGTATCTTGAAGGTATGTTAACCAGGTATGAAGTACTAGATCCAGACAGGGAACGTGAGTATGGATAATTTAAAACTACCTATAGCACTTGTAGCTGCAATGGGTATGCAACTAGCAGGTGGTGTGTGGTGGGTATCACAGCAAGCTGCTACTATATCTAGCTTAGAAGAATCTGTACAGCAGTTCGCTAGTAAGATGGCTGTAGAGGATAACGTTAATCTTAAGCGTGATGTCCTAGACAACATGGATTACATCGATGGTGCATTCGCTGAGATAGAAGAGCTATGGGAAGAACAAGAAAGCTTGGCTCTCACGATAAACAAGATCACTGCCCTACAGCAAAGACTAGCTTTGTTAGAGAACACTATGAAGTTTATGAATCGTGACCACATGAACATGATGGACCCTATGTAACATGGCAACAACTAAAGATGTAGAGCGACTACCCAGTGGTAAGTTAAAGTATCGTGGTGAAACTTACCCAGGGTACAACAAACCTAAGAAGACACCAGGTGCAGCTAAGAAGAGTGCTGTACTAGCTAAGAAGGATGACCAAGTAAAGGTAGTTCGTTTCGGTGATCCTAATATGAGTATCAAGAAAGATCAGCCTGGAAGACGTAAGAGCTTCAGGGCTAGACATAATTGTGATACAGCTACAGATAAGTTCACTGCAAGATATTGGAGTTGTAAGGCATGGTAGTAAATGCATCTAATAATTACACCAAACCAGGTATGCGTAAGAAGCTTGTATCAAAAGTCAAAGCAGGTAGTAAAGGTGGGAAGCCTGGACAATGGTCAGCACGTAAAGCGCAGATGGTTGCCAAGCAATATAAAGCAAAAGGTGGAGGATACAAATCGTGAGAAGATACATAAAAAGATTGTGGTGTGCGATTATCAATCGTAAGTGTCACCCAGAATGTGACTGCTGTTAACTAGATGAAAGCGCCACAGAAGTCATTAAAGAAGTGGGGTGACCAGAAATGGCGTACCAAGAGTGGTAAGCCTAGTGCTAAGACTGGGGAGCGTTATCTCCCTGATAAGGCTATTAAGTCTCTTAGCAGCAGTGAGTATGCCGCTACAACCAGAGCTAAACGAAAAGGCACGAAGGCAGGTAAGCAGCATGTACCTCAACCTAAGAAAGTCGCAGAGAAGACTAGACAATTTAGAGCCAACAAAGGGGGTGCTACTGTTAAAAGCCCTAGACAACAAGCTGCAATAGCTGTTAGTATGAAGAAGCGAGGTGTTAAACCGAAAGGGAAGTAATGTCGTTTCTTACTAGCAGCATACCGTACTTCAAAGCGTGGGTACGTAGAGAATACACGAAGAACTTAGAAGAGTACCACGGAGAGTTTTTACATTGTATGGTCATAGGTGTAACCACCATGCCAAACAGAACGTTAAGCTTTCAAGTTATGTTCACTGGATGTGAGTCAGACTTCGATGACTCAGCTAATGTACACGGTGGTGCAATGTGGGCTAGGATGCCCTTAACTGCACTTGTAGCTGATACGCCATTAGATGAATGGCCTAAAGAGTTACCACCATATATGGCACAGCCTTGGGATTGTATGTCTCATACGCATTCAGTTTACAAATTAGAGAGGGCAAGTCCTGCTCCTTGGATAGCTAAAGTAGATGGTGAGTTCTACCCTGCCAAGTATTACTTCACGGTAGACTACACAGACAACGAAGTAGCTGATGATCCTGCACAACACAAACAGTCACATGTACTGGAGTTGTTAGATGCAGGTGAGTATACAGGTAACATGGTTGCGTTGCCCAATAATAGAGTGAGAGTAACTCACCCTGCATGGTTTGAAACAGGAGAAGGTGCACCAGACTTTAAACCAAACCAACATACTTATAATTCAAAAGAAGACGTAGACTATGTATGGGATACGCAACGAGTGTTTAACAACTTATACAGTGAGGAAGAATAATGAAGATGAAGAAAAAAGGTTACGCAATGGGCGGCATGAAAAAGAAAGGCTATGCAGCAGGTGGCTTGAAGATGGTCAAAGGTAAAGATGGAAGTATGGTTCCGTTCTATGCTGCTGACGGTAAAGGCAAGATGAACAAGGGTGGTATGCCTAAGAAAAAGAAAAAGGGCATGGCTAATGGCGGTGCTATGATGAAAAAGAAGGGCTACTCAAGAGGTGGTTTCTTAGCACCTGCAGCACGTCCAATTAAAAAGAGTAAGTAATGGCAAAATTTTATGAACAATACAGAGAAGTACTAGAAGCTAACGGATACACTGTCGAAGAAAGTGGATGTGTCCGTGACTCTATGGGAAACCAAGCAGCAGCAGAAGATGCCTACGGCAACGTGCAATGCAAAGATCCTAACGTAACTGAGTTGTGCAGACAGCAAGAAGCTAAACCTGCTAAAGCAAAGAAGAAAGCTGCTCCTGTTGTACAAGATGAAGAGATGGAAGAAGTAGCGGTACGTGCTCGTAACGATAAAGGACACTACATCAAAGACGATCCTGATACACCAGAGAACGAAGCTTGGACAACTAAGATGGTCAAGAAAGTTAAGAGTACAAAAAAGTCATAACGGATATTCCGTATTGTCTCTACTAACCTGACATTATTTATGTATAACTATGTATGCCCAAAAAGAAAATGGGTTAACATAGGAGCATAAAATGTTTAAACGATTATTTAACAGAATAATAGAAGCAAGGACAGAATCAGCTAGACGTAAGATTGCACGTTTGCAACTTTACAATATGACTGACAGAGAACTACGAGACTTAGGTATTGGTAGATGTGATATAGAAAGGGCTATACTATCAGGTAAGGCTCTTTGAAAAACACAATCAGTTCTTTAATGATACTAGGAGTACTTTTGGAGGAGGCTCGTGGATCCAGTAACAATTATCGGTGGTGCAACCGTAGCTTTCAATGCGTTGAAGAAAGGCTTTCAGGTAGGTAAAGACCTACAAGATATGTCAGGACAGTTGACTCAATGGGCAGGTTGCATGAGTGATCTGTCCTACGCTGAACAGAAAAACAAAAACCCTCCTTGGTGGAAAGCACTCAATGGTGGGTCTGTTGAAGCAGAAGCTCTAGAGATATTCACAGCTAAACGAAAAGCTGAAGCAATGAGAAAAGAGCTAAAAGACTGGATTAGTTTCAGTATGGGGCCATCTGCTTGGGATGAGCTTGTAGCTACTGAAGGTAAGATACGTAAACAAAAGAAAGAACAAGAATACCGTAAAGCTGAAATGCAAGAAGCTATTATAACTTGGGGCGTAACAGGTTTGCTTTTAACTGCAGGGTTTGGTATATTTGGATTTGTAATTTACATGGTGGCATAAATGGCTAGAAACCTAACAGAAAAACAACAGAAGTTCCTTGATGTCTTGTTTGAAGAAGCAGGGGGAGATGTTGTACAAGCTAAGAGGCTATCAGGCTATGGTGAACAGTCTAGTACTACCGCCATTGTTGAGTCGTTGAAAGATGAGATAGGTGATCGTACTCGTAGTTACTTTGCACGTACAGCGCCTAAAGCTGCAATGGCTATGGTGGGTGCGCTAAGTGACCCAACAGAGCTAGGCATACGAGATAAGATGTCTGCAGCAAAAGACTTGCTTGACAGAGCAGGACTTGGTAAGGTAGATAGAGTAGACGTATCGTCATCTAGCGGTGGCGTATTTATACTACCATCTAAAGAAGGAACAAACGAATAAGTGTAAACCGTGAATCCCTTGGATATTGGGAACTACCTAGACCTCACAAGGGTGCAGAAAGAGACTGGCACGTAATAGCTAGAGTAACTAGAACAATACCGTTTGGTTACGAAGTTGACCCAGATAATGACAAGATACTTCAGCCTATCATTACAGAGCTAGAAGCCTTAGAACTTGCAAAGAAACATCTCATGCAGTACTCTTACAGAGAAGTAGCACTGTGGCTAACAAAACAAACAGGTAGATACATATCTGACGCAGGGCTAAAGAAAAGGGTAGACATTGAGCGAAAACGTAAGAAAGCAGCTACAATTAAACGCAAGCTTGCCAAAAGGCTCCAAGAAACGCTACAAGAGATCCAGAAGCTCGAAGAAGAATGTATTGGAGCCTACACAAACAAGTCAAGCGAAGCCAGAGCCTGAAGTACAAGTTGTAGCAGCCGAAGTAAAAGCGCCTGAGTTTGACGTTGACATTGCTCAAGAGGTAGTGTTTAAACCAAACCCAGGACCACAGACAAGCTTCTTATCCGCATCTGAAAGAGAAGTCTTGTATGGTGGGGCAGCAGGTGGTGGTAAGAGTTTTGCGATGCTTGCTGACCCACTTCACGGTTTGAACGATCCAAACTTTAGTGGTCTACTTGTCCGACATACTACAGAAGAACTTAGGGAACTCATACAGAAGAGCCAAGAACTTTACCCTAAAGCTATACCTGGTATCAAGTGGAGTGAACGTAAGTCACAGTGGATTGCACCTAGAGGTGGTAGACTGTGGATGTCTTACTTAGATAAAGACATGGATGTTACACGCTACCAAGGACAAGCGTTTAACTGGATTGGCTTTGACGAACTTACACAGTGGCCTACTCCTTACGCTTGGGATTACATGAGGTCACGACTTCGTTCAGCGTTTAGCTCTCAGCTAGGTTTGTATATGCGAGGCACTACTAACCCTGGAGGTAACGGACACCAGTGGGTCAAGAAAATGTTTATTGATCCTGCCCCTGCCAATGATCCTTTCTGGGCAACAAACATTGAAACTGGTGACACTATAAGATTTCCTAAAGGGCATAGCCGTGAAGGTGAACCCTTATTTAGGCGTAGGTTTATACCTGCTAGTTTGTTTGACAATCCATACCTAGCAGACAGTGGTGACTACGAAGCAATGCTACTATCATTGCCTGAGCACCAAAGAAAGCAGTTACTAGAAGGTAACTGGGATATTAACGAAGGGGCAGCATTTCCTGAATTTAACAGAAACATACACGTTGTGGAACCTATCGACATACCTAGTGGATGGGCTAAGTTTAGAGCTTGCGACTATGGTTACGGTTCCTACACTGGAGTACTCTGGTTCGCTGTATCACCAAGTGAACAACTGGTTGTTTACAGAGAGCTATATTGTTCTAAAGTTACAGCTACTGATCTAGCGGATATGATACTAGAGGCAGAGGCTGAAGATGGTACTATAAGATACGGTGTACTAGATTCATCCCTCTGGCATAAAAGAGGTGATACTGGCCCATCACTTGCAGAGCAAATGAACATGAAGGGTTGCCGTTGGCGTCCATCAGATCGCTCTCGTGGCTCTAGGGTTGCAGGTAAGAACGAGATACACCGTAGGTTGCAGGTGGACGAGTTCACTGAAGAGCCAAGGCTTGTGTTCTTTTCCACCTGCACGAATACAATAGCGCAAATCCCTGCGATTCCGCTAGACAAGAAAAACCCTGAAGACGTAGACACACACGCTGAGGATCACTTGTATGACGCTCTACGTTATGGTATAATGACCAGACCAAGAAGTTCTATATGGGATTACAACCCTGCAACACAACGCTCTGGCTTTCAGATGTCAGACTCTACCTTTGGGTACTAAGAATGAAAACATTTGTAGTTGTAATAAGCATGTGGGGTAACACTGGAAAAGAGTGGCTATACACAGGTAATCAATATGTTATGCAAGAACTATTTACTAAAGAACAATGCGAACAGATTGTAAAAAACTCTAACTGGGAAAAATTTGAAACTAATGAGTACTATGGCTTACAATTTGATTGCTTTAATAAGGATGACCGATAATGGCTGAAATAGATGATCTAGCATTTGAGACAGATGATGTAGTAGCAGCAGAGGGGCAAGAAGATACTCTCTTTGAAAATGTAAGCAATGTAGTTACATTTGTAAATGATCGTTTCAAACGTGCAGAGGATGCTCGTAACGCTGATGAAGAACGGTGGCTAAGAGCTTACAGAAACTATCGTGGTGTGTATGGTCCAGATGTACAGTTTACTTCTACTGAAAAGTCAAAAGTTTTTGTTAAGGTTACTAAGACTAAAACACTAGCAGCATATGGACAGATTGTAGACGTACTCTTTGGTAATAACAAGTTCCCTCTTACAATCAACCCATCTGTTCTACCTGACGGTGTAGCTGATGCTGTCCACATTAATATTGATCCAAATGCTGAAAAAGCTACGGATGTACTTCGTGAATCGTTCACAAAAGAAACGACAAAGCCGTACCTCATAGGACCAGACACTGAGTTAAAGCCAGGTGAAACTATGGCTGATCTTAGGCGTAAGCTAGGGCCAGTAGAAGATAAAGTAGGTCCAGTATCTGAAAAGATAATAGAAGGTGACGGTAGTACACCTACAAGTGTAACATTCCATCCTGCTATGATAGCAGCTAAGAAGATGGAAAAGAAGATACACGATCAGTTGAACGAGTCTGGTGCATCTAAATACTTACGAAGCATGGCATTCGAGATGGCGTTGCTAGGTACAGGTGTAATGAAAGGCCCATTCGCTGTAGATAAAGAGTATCCTAACTGGAATGATGAAGGTGAGTATGATCCTCTTATTAAGACTGTGCCATCTACTAATCATGTAAGTGTGTGGAACTTCTACCCTGACCCTGTAGCTTCTTCTATGGATGATGCTGAATACGTAATTGAAAGGCACAAGATGTCTCGCAATCAGTTACGTGCATTGAAAGGTAGACCATACTTTATTGATGAAGCTATTGAGGCTGCTATAGACTTAGGACCAGACTATGTGCGTAAGCACTGGGAAATGAAGATGGAGGATGATGATACTGCTCCTTCAGATACTGAGCGTTGGCAAGTCCTAGAGTTCTGGGGCTACGTAGATACAGACATCCTACAAGAGAACGGCATTAAGATACCTGCTGATATGAAGGACTTAGATGAAGTAAGTGCTAACATATGGGTAGTAAACGGTAAAGTAGTTCGTTGTGTGCTTAACCCATTCAAACCTGCACGTATTCCTTACTATGCTGTGCCTTATGAACATAACCCATACAGCTTCTTTGGTGTAGGTATTGCTGAAAATATGGATGATACACAAACATTGATGAACGGTTTCATGAGAATGGCTGTTGACAATGCTGTATTATCTGGTAATCTACTTATTGAGATAGACGAAACTAACCTTGTACCTGGTCAGGACATGAGCGTGTATCCTGGCAAAGTCTTTCGCAGACAAGGCGGTGCACCTGGTCAAGCTATCTTTGGCACTAAGTTTCCAAACGTTGCAGGTGAAAACATGCAGCTATTTGATAAGGCAAGGGTATTAGCAGATGAATCAACTGGTTTCCCATCTTTCGCTCATGGTCAAACAGGCGTTTCGGGTGTGGGTCGTACTGCTTCTGGTATTAGTATGCTTATGTCTGCTGCCAACGGTAGTATCAGGACTGTTGTAAAGAACGTAGACGATTATCTTCTAGCACCTATAGGTAGAGCATTCTTTGCATTCAACATGCAGTTTGACTTTGATGAAGGTATACGTGGTGACTTAGAAGTAAAAGCTAATGGTACGGAAAGCCTCATGGCTAACGAAGTACGTAGCCAACGCTTGATGCAATTCTTACAGGTAGCTTCTAACCCAATGTTAGCACCTTTTGCTAAGATGGATTACATTGTACGAGAGATTGCTAAGAGCATGGACTTAGACCCTGATAAAGTTACAAACTCTATGGCAGACGCAGCAATACAAGCTGAGATAATGAAAGCTTTCCAACAACCTATGCCAACCCCTGAACAACAACAAGCTCCTCCTGAAGAAGGTGCACCACCTGCAGGTGCAGACGTACAAGACCCTACAGGCGCAGGAGGTGGAAACATAGGTACAGGAACAGCCCCAGTTCCAGGTGAACAAGGATTTAGTGGTAATGTCGCTTAAGGCTTTTGTAAACAATAAAGCAGAGTGGGATGCATTCTGTGAAGAACTAGATATATGGATTGATGAACAACAAAGACGATTAGAGCAAGGTGAAATGACTATAGACTTGCATCGTTGTCAAGGTGCGATAGGTATTCTTAGAAGACTAAAATATTTGAGGGATAAAGTTAATGGCAACAAATGAAGACAAACAGATGGTACTGGCATTCATGGCTGATGAAGTTGATGTAGACCCAGTATCAGGCAATGAAGTACCTCCAGGTTCACTACCTGAAGAAGTACGAGATGACATTCCTGCACAGCTAAGTGAAGGTGAGTATGTAGTACCTGCTGATGTTCTTCGTTTTTATGGCATGAAGTTCTTTGAAGACCTAAGAGAAAACGCTAAAATAGAGTTAGCTCGTATGGATAGAGAAGGACGTATAGGTGGTCAACCTGTACCTGCTAACGACAATGAACTTACACCTGAAGAGATGGCAGAGCTAGACTCAATCGGTGCAGCAGTAGGTGGCTTCATTACAGGTCAAGCTTCTCAGTCTACAATGTCAGATCCGTATCAACAACAGCAGATGATGTATAGACAAGGTGCACCTGTTGCTATGGGTAATGCAGGTTATGATAAAGGCGGTGTAGTTAGAGAGAATGATCCTACGCAAGCTGAGTTTGACTTTAGTAAATACATGGCAGGTTTTTCTTTTGCTATGCCTAGTGGATTCACTCCTGTATTGATGTACAAAGAAGGTGAGAATCCTAAGTATGCTACTACCCAAGAAATGTATGACACAATGTTAAGTGATGGGTGGACTACTAACCTTATACAAACTACAACAGAAACTACAGTAGGTGAAGAGCCAGAGGTTAGTGACAATAGCTCTAGTGATCCACTCTCTACTAGTGTATCTTCTGCTGCTGAGTCAATGGAAGACAAAGACTTAGATAAAACAACTAAAGGTCTAGGCTTACTAGCTAACCTATCTACTGCACTAGCAGGTACATTAGGAATACCTGTAACTGCTCTTATAAACGCTAAGGCTGTAGCTGCTTACAATGATAAACTGCAAGATCAAAGTAAACGTAAGGGAAGCATCTTCGGTGGTGAAGGTAGTTTGTATGAAGGATTAGAAGGCGGTAAAGATTTTGGTAATACGTGGTTAGGCGATTTATTAGGTTTTGACGATGAAGGCTTTGGTGTACAGGGAGACAATTTAAGAGATTCTTTTATGGGTACACGTAGAGATGGTAAAACTACACAATTAGATAAATCAACTAGCTCAACAATTAAACCTAAACCAAGACCTGTAGAAACACCTGCAGTTAAAAATATAGTTAGAGAAGGTAATAGGGATAACTCAATTATAGGTAAAGATGCAGGACCAGGAATGACTTGGGTAAAAGACCCAACAGGAAATAGTAATGCAATAGTAAGAGTAAGAAGTGACAGTGTAGCAGCTAAAGGACAAAAAGCTGCTATGGAAGGCTTTGACGAATAATAATTCCATATAACTATAAGGCTACCCAGTTTAATTACTGGCCCCAACATAAGGAGAAAACAAAATGGCTGAAGTAGAACAAGTAGAGGTGCATTCCGCATCTCATATGCGTAACCAAGCAAGAATCGACAAGGATGAAGCAGAGCTACGTGAAATACTAAAAGAAGCAGGGTATACACAGGAAGATGAAACCCAAGAAGAAACTGCTGAAGCTAAACCCGATAGCAAAGAGCCTGAAGCTAAACCAGTACAGGCAGAAGGTGATTCCAAACAAAAAGAAGAACCAAAAGCAGAAGCACAAGAAGCAGATGATGACGATGTAGACCTAAGTGCTGAAGAGAAGACTTTCAAGCAACGCTACGGTGACATCAGGCGGCACATGAAAGATAAAGAACAAGAGTGGAAACTCAGGTTCGAGAAGCTAGAGTCACAACTAGAGTCTGCAACTAAGAATGAGCTTGTACTACCTAAGTCAGAGAAAGAGATAGAAGCTTGGTCTAAGAAGTACCCTGATGTAGCAGGTATAGTAGAAGCTATAGCTGACAAGAAAGCACAAGAGCGTTCATCAGATATAGATAAGCGACTAAAAGAAGTTGAAGAGCTAAGAGTTACAGCTAAACGTGAAAAAGCTGAAGCTGAACTATCTGTAATGCATCCTGACTTCAACACTATTCGTGCTGATGATACATTCCATGAGTGGGCTAAGGAACAGCCTAAGTGGGTACAAGATGCTTTGTATGAGAATGTAGATGATGCTAAGTCTGTATCTCGTGTAATAGATTTGTACAAAGCAGACAAAGGTATAACAACTAAGAAGAAGCCTACTGAAGATAAAGGTGCAGCTTCTTCTGTAACAACAAAACGTACTACCATACCTAGCGACAATGAAGAGTCCAAGTATATTAGAGAATCTCAAGTTGCTAATATGTCTATCAAGGAATACGAAAAGCGTCAGGACGAAATAATGGATGCCCAACGCTCAGGAAAGTTTATTTATGATATGTCAAGAAAATAGTTGACAAAACAGATTTCATAAGTAAAACTATGGCATATACACCATAACTGTGTGTATGCTTTAACAAGCACTAGCCACAAAAAGACTTACCTCAAAGTATAGGCCCAGATCAGACTAGTAGGCCAATTAGTCTGTAAACTGACTACCCTAACACCAAGAGCCTCTTTATAGTGGGTATGTAGTGTAAATTTTCACGCCATATCTATAAAGGAGATTTAACTATGGCTATAGCAGTTGCCTCTGGCAAAAGCGGATTTGACGGCAATTTCAGCCCGATTATCTATTCCAAACAAGCACAGATTGCTCTAAGAAAAGCATCTGTTGCAAACGCAATCACTAACAACTCCTACTTCGGAGACATTGCAAACCAAGGTGATGTAGTTCGTATCCAGAAAGAGCCTGATGTAACAGTCAACGCTTTGGAGCGTAAAACTGCAATCTCCGTAGAAGACTTAGATGACTCTGAGTTTTCACTAACCATTGATAAAGCTAACTACTTTGCTTTTAAGATGGATGACATTGAAGATCAATTCTCATCAGTTGATTTCGTAAGCCTAGCTGCAGACAGAGCAGCATACAAAATGGCTGACGCAATGGATGCAGATTTGCTTCAGTATATGTCAGGTCACTCTGCTGCAGGTGCTATCACTACCACAGTTTCAGGTACAGCACAGCACCCAACATCTGGTGAAATAAACGGTGAATTTTTAAAGGTTAACCGTTTAGATGCGTCTGACATTGGACACATCACAACATCAGCTTCATCAGGTACAACTGGTGACTCCATTCCTCTAGCTGCACGTCTTCCAGGTGCAACAGCGTTGTCAACATCTGTGACATCTCCGTTGACTGTGATTGCACGTATGGCTCGTCAGATGGATACAGCAAATGTTGACTCACGAGGTAGATGGTTAGTTGTGGACCCTGTGTTCATGGAAATCTTAAAAGACGAAGATTCACGTCTATTAAATGCTGACTACGGTGGAGCAGGTCTACAAAACGGACTAGCTGTAAACAACTTACACGGCTTCCGACTTTATGTATCTAACAACTTACCTGCTAAAGGTACAGGTGCAGGTACATCAGGTGCGACTGCCCAAGACGATCATTACGGTGTTATCTTGGCAGGTCAGGAAGATGCGGTTGCTTCTGCAGAGCAGATCAACAAAGTTGAAAACTACCGTGATCCAGACTCATTTGCAGACATTGTACGTGGTATGCACCTATACGGTCGCAAAATCTTGCGCCCACAAGCATTGGTGTCAGCCGTTTACAACGCTGCTTAATACTAAATATACTGTTGGGCGAGCTATGTCAAGCTTGCCCTTCAGCTTATATAACAGTAGGATAACTCTATGGCTACTTATGTCACACTAGTAAATGAATTGCTAAGACGTATGAACGAGGTCACACTTGACATTGCAGGTGATGGCTTTGATTCTGTAAGAAACGTACAAGCTTTAGCTAAAGACGCAGTAAATAGTAGCATTAGACTTATTCTACAGGATGGCCAGGAGTGGCCTTTCCTCAAAACAACTTTCACACAGACTCTTACTGTAGGCACAAGACAGTATGATTTTCCTGCAGACTATTCTAGCACAGACTGGGATACATTCTATCTTAAGAAACTAAGCTCCGAAAACAACAGTCCTATGCCATTAAGTGTAATATCTTATGAGCAGTATATACAGAATGTACGTCCATCAGATGATACAGGTGATCAAGTAAATGGAGATGGACCTCCTGCACTAGTGTATCAAACATTAGGTACAGCTTTTGGTGTTAGCCCCATACCTAATGCAGCATATGAAATAGAGTATGTGTATTGGAAATTTCCTACAGACTTAACTGCATTTAATGATGTATCAATTATACCAGATAGGTTTAAGCACGTAGTTATAGACGGTGCTATGATGTTTATGATGCGTTTCCGTAGCAATGAACAAAGTGCTGCCATGCATCAGAATAACTTTGAAGACGGCATCAAGACAATGCGTAGAGTTTTAATTGATGATACTTTATTTGTACGCTCTACTGTTGTAGGTGATTCAAGGACAAGTTCATTTACTAGTGGTGTATAATGGCTGATAATCTAGCTTCCTTCAAAGTCTTCTGCCAAGGAGGTCTTAACACTAGTAGGGATGTGCTTTCTCAAGGTGAGACACAGCCAGGATCAGCTATATCTTTGATCAATTACGAACCTGCTGTTACTGGTGGCTACAGAAAGATAAGCGGCTTTGCTAATAATTATGGTTCTGTAACAGGCCAGGCTAACACACCAGTTCTAGGTGTTTGTGTAGCAGATGGTATTAATGACGGTATACTAGCTTGTAGAAAACCATCAACAGGTAATAATTATCTACACTACTGGAGCAACTCTGGTTCAGCATGGAATGCTGTAACTACTTCAGGCTCACCTACTATGACAGGTGTAACTAAGGTTAGATTCTCTAGACTTAACTTTGGTACACAAAAGGTAGTTTTAACAGATGGTATAAACCCTGCAGCTACATATGATGGTACAACTTACACGCAGATCACTCACGCTAACGCTCCAACAGATCCTAAGTACTCTGCAATATTTCAAAATCATTTATTCTTAGCAGGTGACCCTGCTCATCCAACAAAGCTATTCTTTAGTGCACCGCTAGATGAAACAGACTTTGCACCAGGTCAAGGGGCAGGTGTAATAAATGTAGGATTTCCTATAGTTGCAATTAAATCGTTTAGGAACGAACTATTTATATTTGGTAGTACAAACATTAAAAAGCTAGGTGGTACTGCCCTAGCTAACTTTGTACTACAAACTGTTACTGATGACTTAGGATGCCTAGCTACAGATAGTGTTATAGAAATTGGTGGTGACTTACTATTCTTATCTCAGGATGGTCTACGCCCTATCTCAGGTACAGCAAAGATTGGTGATGTTAATCTAGAGACAGTATCAAAAGACATTCAGTCTATTTTTACAGACATAGTTTTTGACATTGACCTTAACAGCTTGAATGCTGTAACTATAAAACAGAAGACACAGTTTAGATACTTCTTTGGTGCAGCAGATTCACAAGGTGTTATAGGTGGATTTAGACAAACACCAAATGGATTACAGTTTGAGTATGGGCAGCTACTAGGTATAACAGCTACTTGTGCTGACAGTGGTTATATAGGACAGAATGAATTTGTAATACATGGCACTCAAGATGGTAAAGTACACAGGCAAGAACAAGGAAATAGCTTTGATGGTACAGACATCTTTAGTTTATTCCAGACTCCGTTTTTTCATATGCAAGACCCAGAACAACGCAAAGTATTTTACACTGTAGCTACATACTTAAGATCCGAAGGTGATAACTCTATAGTTATGTCGGCTGTGTATGACTACGAAGACGTAGATACATTAAACCCAACTAACTTTAATTTGACAACAACAGGCGCTGCAGCATATTATAATGAAGCTATATATAATAGTACTGCAATCTTTGATGGTAATCCATCACCAGTGCAACGCACAAATATATCAGGATCAGGTAAATCCGCATCTTTAAAATTCGTAACTAATGATTCCAGTGCATCACACAGTGTCCAAGGTTTAGTGATTACATTTGGAGTAGGAGACAGGTTATAATATGGCAGGTTATACAAGACAATCAGTAGCTGACATTATCGCTAATGCGGTTATTAAAGCTGCACCAGTAAACGCAGAGTATAACGCAATACGAGATGCTTTTGCTTTATCAGGCGGTCACAGACATGATGGTAGTTCTACAGAGGGTGCGTATGTACCCCTTATTGCTGACACGGATGCCTTAAACAAAGTTGTAATAGATACTAGTAATAACCGTATAGGTTTCTTCAGTGAAGTAGGTGGGGCTGCAGTAGAACAAGTACGTATACAAGATGGTGCTATTGTTCCTGTAACTGACGATGATATAGACATTGGTACTACATTATTAAAATTTAAAGATATACACATAGATGGCGTAGGATATTTTGACTCTATATCTGTATCGGGTACTGCTGCTTTTTCAAACATAGACGTTAATGGAGGTACTATTGATGGTGCAAGTATTGGTGCTTCTAGTGCTGATGCAGGTAGCTTTACAACTGTATCGTCATCTGGACAAGCCACACTTGCAAGTGTTGATATTAATGGCGGTGCAGTGGATGGTACTGTTATTGGTGCAACAACTCCATCATCTGTAGCCGCTACAACAGTATCAGCCTCATCAGGTTTTACAGGAGCATTGCAAGGGCAGGTTACAGGTAATGTGACAGGTAATGTTAGTGGTGATTTAACAGGAGATGTGACAGGGAATGTCACAGCAGGTTCTGGCCTATCTACATTTAACAATGTAACAGTCAACGGCACACTGGACGTTACAGGTACAACAATTGCTAACGTTACTGATCCCAGTTCTGCACAGGATGCTGCGACTAAAAATTATGTCGATACACAGGTATCAGGACTTGTAGACTCAGCACCTGGAGCACTAAACACACTCAACGAACTAGCTGCAGCTATTAACGATGATGCAAGTTTTAGTACAACTATTACAAATAGTATAGCTACTAAGCTACCCCTTGCAGGTGGTACAATGTCGGGTGCTATAGCTATGGGTACTGCTAAGATTACAGGCTTAGGTGATCCAACAGCTAACCAAGATGCAGCAACTAAAAAGTATACAACCGATACATTCTTACCGTTAGCAGGTGGCACATTAACAGGTGCTATAGACATGGGTAGTCAAAAGATTACGACTACTTATACACCTACTAATAATCCTGACATCACAACCAAAGCTTATGTTGATGGCTTGTTTGGTAGCAGCCAAAATGCCTCTACTTCAGCTACCAATGCACAAGCTTCTGCAACTGCTGCTGCAACTAGCGAAACAAATGCAGGTAACTCAGCTACGGCTGCTGCATCAAGTGCTACATCTGCAGCTTCAAGTGCAACATCTGCTGCTGCTTCTTTTGATGATTTTGATGATAGATACCTTGGACCTAAGTCTTCAGCTCCCACAGTTGACAATGACGGTGACGCCTTAGTTGCAGGTGCTCTCTATTTTAATACAGCAGTAAATATTCTTTATGTATACTCTACTGGTGGTGCATGGCAAGCTGCAGGTTCTTCAGTAAATGGAACATCTGGTAGAGAAGACTATGTTGTTGGAACTTCATCAGGGTCTTACAGTGGGTCAACTACAACCTTTCCTGCTACATATGATCCAGGCTTTGTAGATGTCTATATGAACGGTATAAAATTAGCACCTACAGACTTTACATCTACAAGTGGAACAACTATAGTTTTAGGAACGGCTGCATCTACTAACGATGTCATTTCTATTGTAGGGTACGGTACATTTTCGTTAGGAAATATGTATACGCAAGCACAGTCTGATGCAAGGTACGCCCAACTAAGTGGTGCTACATTTACAGGAGATGTAGATTTTGGTAGTAACAAAATTACTTACTCTAATGTCTACTCAAATGAAAATGATTTACCAAGTGCTAGTACGTATCACGGAATGTTTGCACACGTACACGGTACAGGGAAAGCATATTTTGCACATGCAGGTAATTGGATAAAATTAGTTAGCCCAGAGACTTCTGGTGATTATGACTTTGGCAGTAATAAAATTACTTACTCTAATGTTTATTCAAATGAATCAGACCTCCCATCAGCAAGCACGTACCACGGCATGTTTGCACACGTACATGGTACTGGCAAGGGGTACTACGCACACGGTGGAAACTGGATAAAGCTTGTAAATGAAAATAGCTCTGGTGGTGTAGTACTTGGAAGTAATTGGACAGTAACTGAAAGTGGTGGGTCATTGTACTTTGCTACTGGAGGTGTTAATAAAATGAAACTTGATGCTAATGGCAACTTAGATGTTGTTGGCGCAGTCAACTCAAACGCAACAATAAGCTAATAGGGGATTCCGAAGATGGCTTTAAAAGTAGGCGGCACAGAAGTTGTAGATAACAACCGACAGCTAAAAAACATTGCAACCATAGACAGTGGAACAGTCACCGCATTTAACTCTGCGCTTAATACTGACCCAACTAAAGGCACACTTACAAAGACGTTTGCCCAAAACGAAACCGCTGAGATAACACTAAGCTCTAATGTTTCTGTAGGGCCAGTAGTTGGTGTTACAAAAGAAGTACCACAGCAAGGCATATCCTCTAAGGGTGCTTGGGATGTAAACTCTACAGCAAGTAACTACGACTTCCACAATACCGCTGCTAATGTGACGCTTACGCCTAGCAATACATTTTCTATTACATCAGGTGCTTATACTTCTAGAAGTCTTGATGTTCCAAACGCAGCTACTGGTTCAGATGGAGGTTTCTTTTTTAAGCCAGATGGAACAAAACTTTATGTTCTAGAAGGCACAAGTAACGGTTCTGTAAGAGAGTATAACCTATCAACGGCTTTTGATATTACATCAGCAACACACAGCCAAGTAGCAACTTTAAGTCAGTATACTAAGTCTTTGCACTTTAGTCCTGATGGTACAAAGCTTTTTACTCAGTATACTTATTATTCTAGCAGAGAAATACGTCAGTATGCGTTAAGCACAGCTTGGGATATAAGCACTATTGGTGGTAGTGCGGCTACAACGCTAGATATAAATGGCGCTACATCAAATGCTCCAGGCGGTTTTACATTTAATGGTGATGGTACTAGGATTTATATAACTAGATACGATAACGAGACCATACATCAATATAACTTAAGCACTGCTTTTGATTTAACAAGTGCAACCCTTACAAGCAACGTTACTCTTTCTTCAGTTAATAATATATCAGATACTTCACCATTTATATCTTCTGATGGAACAAAGTTACTTATTGCAGATCATGGTGCTGGCAGTATTTTGCAATATAATTTAAGCACTGCTTATGACATCACTAGTATATCATCATTAGTTGGTTCTTTTTCTGTGCAAGCTGAAACTACAAATTATGTACGGCAAATATATCTAATAGAATCTAGCAATCTTTTGTTAGTCTATCGCCCTTCAACAAATCCATTTTTCCATGAGTATAGTGTGGGTGCAGCAGCCCTAGTCTTAGGCTCTGGCTCATTCGCAAGTACAGACGTAGGCAAACGCATAGTCGGCAATGGCGGTGATGTAATCCTAACAGCTACGTCAGGCACATACAGCACAACAGGCGGCTCTGCGTTCACTGATAACTCTACGATAGCCGCAGGTAGTTGGTCTATGTTTGGGCTGAAATCAGCAGGGGATGCTGATGGTATTACTATGTCGGGTATATCTACTATAACCCCTATGGATTTAGCAAATGGTTCTTATGATAACAAATCAGTAAGCACCAGTTCTCAAGCAGGTTCTAATGATGGTGTGTTTTTTAAACCTGATGGAACAAGAATGTATGTCATTGCGGCAGGAGGAGGCACAGAAAAAGTTTGGCAATATGACTTATCTACCGCTTGGGATTTAAGTACAGGCTCATATAATGGCGTTAGTAAAGATTTTTCATCATATAGTGGTAATTCAGGTGGCTTATTCTTTAAGCCTGATGGTACTAAAATGTATATTGCTGATAGGCAAAATAATCAGATTGATGAATGGACACTCTCTACTGCTTGGGATTTAAGTAGTGCAGGTTATACTACAAACGCAAATATAGGTACTCATACTGGTAATATTATGGGTTTGTTTTGGAAACCTGATGGTACTAAATTTTACACAGCAGATACCCAAAATAACAGGATTGTTCAGTACAATGTTAATTCTGGATATACTTGGAATATTAATAATTGGACTCATTATGATTATTTTGTCATCCATAGTCAGGAGCAAGATATACATGATGTAGAGTTTACATCTGATGGTACTAAAATGTTTATTGTTGGTAGGGATAGCGATAAAGTTCATCAGTATACTTTATCTACAGCTTGGGATATAAGCACTGCTTCCTATAATAATGTGTTTTTAGATGTATCTGCTCAAGGTTCGCAACCAAATGGTATGCACTTAAAAGCAGATGACGAGACTAAATTGTATGTTGTTGACTCAAGTTCTCAAGGAGTTTTTCAGTATTCTACTGGTGCAAGTCAAAACTTTACCCAACCCACAGCCCAATACAACGTTGGCGTAACCAACTCTGTTGGCCGCATAGACAGTTCATCATTTGTAGACATCAACAGCATGACAGCAGCCGAAAGCGCAGGGACAGGTACAGCCCACTATGCAGTCTCAACTGATGGTCGAACTACTTGGTCGGTGGCAAAAGGTACTGATGGTGTTCGTCCGATTGTCAGAAATAATAGTGGTACATGGCAGTATAACAGTCAGAACACTGTAACTACAACAGGCTACGATTTTTCTACATTTGCTTATGCCAACAGTTCTTTTGATGCATCTAGTTTAGGTCTTAGTGGAGGCTTGAATGGTATTTCAATAAGCAGCGATGGAACAAAAATATATTATGTTGATAACAACGGTAGAATACGGCAACATATTTTATCTACAGCTTATGATTTGAGTACAGCTGGGTCTATCGCACAATATGCAACAGATAGTATAGATAATGACCCTAGAGATATAGTTTTTAAACCTGATGGTACTTCGTTTTGGTTATTAGGTGACCAATTTAATCAGGTTGCTCAATTTAATATGAGTACTGCTTGGGATATAACTACAGCAGGTTATGCTAGTAAATATTATCAAGTAAGTAGTCAAATGTCAGCGCCTATGAGTGTTCAGTTTAAATCTGATGGTACAATAATGTACGTTAAGGAAAACACTAATATAATGCAGTATACTCTTTCAACTGCTTGGGATGTAAGTACAGCATCATATGCAAATAAATCTTTTAACAATCAGAGCCAAGATAGTAGTGTGCTTGGTATGTTTTTGAAACCAGATGGTACTAAAATGTACACAGTCGGTACACAAAACGACAAAATATATGAGTACAACTTTGGTACTGCTTGGGATTTAGCAACATTAAGTTACAGCAATAATTCTTATTCATTAGATTCTGCTAATGGTGGTGCAAGAGGTCTAGTGTTTAGTTCTGATGGAACAAAAATATATACAGCAGATTATGATGACACAGCAATATACCAATATAATTTAGGGTTAAGTGTTCCTAATTTTGTAACAACGCCAACATGGTCTAACGGCACAGTCAATGATGAACTCTACACATTGCAACAAGCTCTTTCTATTGGAGCTAACCGCATGGACAAAACACAACTAGACGCTGTTGCAGATGCCAACCATTTCGCCACTGGCACAAGCCTAGACCTAATGATTGCGCTGCGTATGGATGCGGCTGCAAGTACACTGCCAACATCTGATGGTGTGACGTTAAATTATGACGCTGCTGCGTTGAATGAGGGTGCTGTGCTTGGTACGGACTATGACTTCTTCCACCCTGCTGCCAATAAGGTGCAGATTAAATCGTTGGCCGCACAGAATTTAAAAGTAAGAGTTGTATAGGAGATATAAATGTCTAGAGCTAGGGATTTAGCAAGTTTAATGTCGCAGGGAAACCTGCTGCAAGATGGTGTTATAAGCACTACTGAAGTAGATGGCGTTACTGCTACATCTGCAGAGTTAAATAAGTTAGATGGTGTAACTGCAAACACAACAGAGCTAAACAAATTAGCAGGTGTTACCGCAAGTACAGCAGAAATAAATAAACTAACAGGTGTTACTGCTAGTACTACAGAGCTAAATAAACTAACAGGTTTGACAGCTAGTACTACAGATTTAAATAATGTAGCAGGTATAAACTCTTCTGTACAAACTCAGATAGACACAAAAGCACCAACAGCTAATCCTACATTTACAGGTACTGCAACTGCACCTACCATTAACGCTTCTACAGCTTTAAAAATTGGTGGAACAGAGATTGTTGATAACAACCGACAGCTAAAGAACATAGCGAGTGTAGATGCTACAACGGTGGCTGCGTTGTCTAATGCAGGAGTTGGCAGTGGTGGCGGTAAATTTTCTGCTACTGCTGACGGTGCAATTGCAATAGGTAAACCAGTAGCATTACAATCAAATGGTACAGTAAAACAGGTTTTAGAACAAATAACAGAGAACAATCCTATTAGTTCTCTTGGTTCTAGTGGAATTTCTCCCTCTCCTGCTAATGCTGATTACGGTTATGGAGGACTTTATTATTGGCCTGATACAAGTTATGACACTCAATCAGGGTCAGGCATTCATGTTTGGGGTACTGGTGCAGATGTTTATCTAACAACAAGTAATTTTACTCCATCTTCTAATGCTTTTTCAACATGGCATGGCAATGTATTTTTAGGTGATACTCACGATGGTTCTGGCATTGCTTCTGCATTTGATCCATCAACTGGTCGTTTGCTTGTAGTTTGGAGAGGAAGCAATGGTTATTTGAGAAATGGATTTCTTCGTGTTTATGCAGACTCAAATGGTCAGCTTCAATATAATTTAGACAGTAACAATCAAACATCCAAACAAGTAAGAGCCAGTAGTGGAAGACCAATATCAGCAAGTTTCTCACCAACTGATGGTCATTTTCGTGTTGGTTATATTGATAACAATAGTGCTGTGAGAGTTATTACTTATGAAATAACTGGTAATGCAGGTTCATCTCCAACTCTAACTGAAAAAGGGTCTCCAATTATTCAGAGCAATCAAGGAAACTCTGAAGACCACTGGATGGCTCATGACAGCATCAACAACAGATTTATGTTAACTTACCAGAATGGCGCTGCAAGCGGTTATGGGACGTACCGTTATTTTTCTACTAGCACTTCTAACGGTGCTGTAACAAATCATGCAGGTGGTAATTTTTATAATGGTTATATCTATTATACTCGTACTGAATTTAATCCTCAAGATAGCTGTTTTTTAACTGTTTTTTATTACAGTGGTAACATTGGAATGAAACAAATTGATGTTGCTTCTGACGGAACAGTAAGCGTTGTTGGTGGGGCATCAACAGTTTTCCAAGAAAATACTGCCCATCAAGGCCAAAGAATGCATTTAAAGTATGATGCTGACAGTAAAAAAATAGTATTTGTAAGGCGTTCAAGTTTAGACAGTACTAAATTAACAATAATGAAAATTAATACTAGCGGTTCGTCTATTTCTAAAGAAGCCGAAACTGAATTAGCTTCACATGGCGTAAACAATATGACTGCTGTTGCTGCTATTGAAGAACACAAACTGTTTGTAACGGCTCAAGCTCAAAATAATGGTGCTTTTAGATATTTAACTGTAGCAATTGCATCTGCAACATCAAACAACACAAGTTGGATTGGTTTTGCAGAGAGTGCAATATCCGATACCGCTAGTGGTGACATACTTGTTATGGGTTCAACAGCAGAGAACCAAAGTGGCTTAACAATAGGCTCAACATATTATGTTCAATTAGACGGAACTATAGCAACTACATCAACTGGTGCAATAAAAGCAGGGCGAGCTATTGCCGCTAACAAACTTCTTATTACCGAAGGGAATGCCGCATGACAAAAGCAAGAGACTTAGCACGTGAGTGACATCAAGCTTACCCCAGAAGAGATAGAGACAATGCTAGACAACGCAGCTAGGCGTGGTGCTAAAGAGGCACTACGTTCTATTGGGCTACTTGATAATGATGCACAAAAAGATATACTAGAGATGCGTAACTTAATAGAAGCGTGGAGAGATACACGCAGATCTATATGGTCAACATTAGTAAAAGTATCTACCGTTGGAGTCCTGACATTTATTGCAGGTGCGGTATGGATGACAATGGGTAAATAAGGAATATAGTATGGCAGTAAATGAAAATTATTTATTAGACAAAGGGCAGGTTGTTGATTCTTTTACTGCTGCTGATGGTTCAGTGTATGAAGCCATTATTACTACTTATAGTACTGGTATAGTAAAGAAAAGCACTAACGAAGATGGTAGTGTTACAACAACTTTGATAAATTCAAATGACGGTGTAAAAAAAGGTAAAAAAGGAAGTCAGCGTCAAAAAGAAAATACTAGAAATGTAGGATCAGAGTTTGCTAAATTTAAAACGGCTGCTGAAGCTGCTGCAAATACTACAGAAACTTTAGGGTACGATGATTCTAACTTAACTGTAGGTGGTAGTGGGTTTCTTAAAAGAGATAAAGAAACTAACTTAAACATAGTTGATAGCTCAGGAAATGTAATAGGAAGTCTTGGAGGTAGAATAGGTACAGATGCACAAGAGGCAGCAAATGCTAAAGCGTTAGCAGATGAAATATTAAAAATAAATACTTTTGTTAATCCTATTGTAGATGACGATGATGATATAACAGATGGTAAAGACGGTACAGATGGTAGTGACGGTACAGATGGCACAACAGGTACAGGTACAACAGGATTAACAGCAGGTGACTACATGCAGACTGTAGACTCCAGTGTAGCAGGAGGTGACTTTACATCTGTGACACCTCCGACAACAGTACAACAAGTAAAAGCAGGTGATGTAGCTACAATTGACCCTAATGTATCTCAAACAGTAATGCAGCAAGTATCACCAGTGACATATCAGGATGTAGTACCAACAGCAGGATCTGGTCCAGGCACAGTAGCAACAACAACACAAACAGGCGGCATGTCTGCTGTACCATCCCAAGTATCTTACAAGACACAGTATGCAGGTACACAAGGTGCAGTACCACAAACACTTGTAACTACTCAGCCAGGAACAGGCGCTGCATATCCTGCAGTATTTCAAGGCTATCAGACTGTGCCATATGGTAATGACTTAGGTCAACAAATAATGATCACTGAGTTCAATGGTCAGCCTACTACATATGTACCACCAGGTTTTTCTAAAGTAAAGGCTGAAGTAGCTGCTGCAGAAGGTGGCTTAATGGATACCATGTCACTAGAAGGTAAAGACCGTATCTTCCGCAAGATGGGTTACAATGGTCCTAAGACACGAGAAGGTCACGCCAAGTTTGAAGAAGCTAATCCTGCTGCTAAAGCTAAAGGTCTTGCCATAGGCGGCTACATACAGAAGTTTAATCAAGGTGGCGCAGTAAGAGGTTTTGAAACAGGTGGTCTTACTACAGATCAACTAGCTCAAATGCAAGCTAGTGCTGTAAGACAAACAATGCAGCCAATGCAACCTACAACAGCTATGATACAACCTACTGCAGGTGAGTTTATTCCAGTAGATGCAGGTATGACTGTACCGATAGCTCCCTTTGCTGAAGCTGCTACAGTAGGTACTGTACAACAAGCTGTAAAACCTACAGCTTCTAAACCTGTAGAGGCAGATGTTACTACTGTTACACCACAGGTAAAATTACAAACAGGAGCATTAAAAGCATCTACAGGCACACCTACAAAAGATGTTGTCGCACAACAGCAATTTGACACTTCCATAAAAGGCATGGAAGCAGCACTAGGAGATGCTATAAAAGTTGATGCACCTGATCCTAGAGAAATAAAAGACGGTGAGATAATATCTGGTGAAGCAGATGCTACCAAAGCTGCTACATTTACTGAAGCAATACAAGCTGCAGAAGCTACACCAACTAAACAGGCAACAGTTGCAGGTCAGCTAGAAACATTGATGGCTGACTTTGAGGGTGGTGAGACACCTGCTTGGGCTGCAGGATCTATGCGTACCGCAATGGCTACACTCTCTGCTCGTGGTCTTGGTGCGTCTAGTCTTGCAGGTCAAGCTGTCATACAAGCTGCAATGGAAGCTGCACTACCTATCGCTCAGATGGATGCGGCTACTATAGCACAGTTTGAAGCACAGAACTTGTCTAACAGACAGCAAAGACAAATTCTTGCTGCACAGCAACGTGCTACATTTATGGGCATGGAGTTTGACCAAGCATTCCAAGCTCGTGTAGCTAACTCTGCACGTATAGGTGACATTGCTAACATGAACTTCACGGCTGAACAACAAATAGCCTTAGAAGATTCTCGTGCAGCTAACACTATGGAGCTATCCAATCTGTCTAACAGACAAGCTATGGTTATGGCTGAGGCTGCTGCATTATCACAACTCGATATGGCTAACTTATCTAATAGACAACAGGCTGCTGTACAGCAAGCTTCTAACTTCTTACAGATGGACATGGCTAACTTGTCTAACGAACAACAGACATCTATGTTCAAGACACAGCAAAACATACAGGCTTTGTTTACAGACCAAGCTGCTGAGAATGCTAATGAGCAGTTTAATGCTTCTAGTGAGAACCAAGTAAATCAATTCTTTGCTAACTTAGCTAACCAAACCTCACAGTTTAATTCTACACAACAGAATGCTATGGACCAGTTTAACGTCAACAGTGTGAATGCATTGCGTGAGTTTAACTCTCAGATACAACAACAGCGTGACTTGTTCAATGCACAAAATGGTTTAGTAATAGCACAGTCTAATGCTGCATGGAGACAAAGTATAGCTACAATCAATACAGCTACACAGAACGAAAGCAACATGGACTTTGCTAAAATTATAAATGGACTTACTGCATCTAACATGGATCAGATATGGCAACGTGAGCGTGACCTTATGAGCTTTGCATTCCAGTTAGAAAACAATAATGCTGATCGTGCTACAACTATTGCAGTACAAGAACTAGCTAACGAAGCAGCAGCAAGTACTGCAGCAGCAAGTAGAAGTGGGTCATTTGCTAACGCTATAGGCTCTGTCGTAGGAGCAATAATAACAGGTCCAAAATAATGGCAAACTATAAAACATTAGATGGTTTAGACTTAGACATTGGTGGGTTTACTGACTCTGTTACTAGGAGTAAACAAACTCTAGAGGATGTAGCTAGAAAGAATCGTGGTATAGGTACAAAACCTGAAACAGAAGAGACAGAGTTAGACTCTAATTTTCTAAAAGGTATAGCTCAGTTATTCAGAGACAATGGATACGAACCAGAACAACCTAGCGAAGACAATACAACTACAATCAAAGACAAAGTTCTAGATGAATATGTTGAGCTAATAAAGAGTGACTCTATTCAAGATGCCATGAAGAAAGTTTCTACGTTAGGTGAGTCTCCTAATAAAGTAGAAGATATATATACAGCAATGGACACAGACTTTGTAACACTAGAGAATCAACCTAGTGTAGACAGTGAAAGTGAAACGCTTGAGATTGAACAGACAGAATCAAAAGGCTTGATGGGTAGACCATCTGGAGAGACACAAGTAGACAGAACTGAGCCACCATCAATGGCAGACGAAGCTGTACCAACAGAAGATGTAACCGTAGATAGTAAAGTACTTAGTCCTGCATTTCTCAACGCCATTGGCATTACAGGAAGCTTGACTGAAGAGGGTGTACAGAGCGAGGTTAAGAAAGTACTAAAAGAGCAGGGGATGTCAGATGAAGAAATTACTAGTCTTGTTGATAAGTCTCTTGGTGCTGTTGAGGTGCAGCAGCCTACAGATATACCCGAAAACTTTGAGTTTGGAGAAGAAGAATTAAGGATTAGTTTTACTGGATACCCTTCATCTAAAGAAAAAGCAATAGCATACGCTAATGATATATACCCTAATAATAAAAAGGCTGCTGCAGTTTTGGCTGCAACAATTAAATTTGAAGGTATGAAAAGTTCTGTAGAAGAAATAGGAGAAAATGAAAATTATAGACTTAAAAAAGTTTTGTTTGCTAACACAAAAAAAGCTCCTTTAAAAAGAAACGATCAGAAAATATATGAAATATTAGGTTTTCCAAAACAGAAAGATGATGACGGTAATATTGTTTATCTAGAAAAACCAAAAATTGTTATAAATAAAGAGGTTCAGGAAGCTTTAAATACTAGAGGAATTGATGTAGGTAAGGTAGATGGAATAGTAGGTAAAAATACAATCTCTGGAATTAAAAGATTTCAAAAAATAAAAGGACTAGAAATAACAGGAGAGTTAAACCCTGAAACCTATAAAAAATTAAATATAGAATATAGAGAGTTAGATCATGTAAAACAGCCAATAGCTATGCATGTTGTTACTAATCCTCCTAAATTTATACCTTCAGATAAAGCAGAAGAAATATTTAATATTAGATATAATGATCATTATAGGAGTGAAGGATACAAACTAGGTAATGTGGGTGATAAAAAGTTTGCAAGATATAGAGGTAGAGGCCCAATACAAATCACAGGAGAAGATACATATAAAAAAGTAGGTGACGCTATAGGTGTTGATCTAATCAAGAACCCTGATCTCTTATCAACAAATGATGCCGTATCAAAAGCTGCAGTAAAAGCTTACTTAAAAATGAAAGGCTTTTCAAATTACAGTACACCAGAAGATATGATAAGAAGTATAAATCCTGGTGAAAAAGATATTGTTGAAAAAAGATTTTCAACTTATGAACAATATTTGAAAGAAATAAAATAATGTTTGGATTACCACTAGAACTAATCACCATGCTTTTCTCTACCATACTAGGTGGGGTAATGTCTATATGGGGTCAATCAATAAAGTCTAAGCAAGCACAGAATGAGATGCTCATGGAACGTGCTAACTTCAGGAAGTCTGCAGTTAAGGATGCTCGTGACGCAGGTAAGAATGATTCACACTTTGCATGGACACGTAGGCTTATAGCTTTATCTGCTGTGTTCTCTATAATTGTATTGCCAAAGCTAGTAGCTGTGTGGTATCCTGAAGTAAGTGTATATGTAGGATATACTGAAGCAACTGGTGGTTTTATGAACTGGTTGTTTGGACCAGACGAAGCTATACAGTGGAAGATGGCACAAGGTTTTGTAATCACACCACTAGACACACACATTGTATCAGCCATAGTAGGACTATACTTTGGCGCAGGATTTACTAAATAGGATATTATAACATGGCATCATTTCTTGAAGCACCAATACCAGGTCAGTCATTAACTGATCAACCTAAGAACTGGCCTTGGGAGAATCCACCTGAGATGGCTGACCCTGATGAGGTAACTAAATATTACATCAACAGGTTAGCTGATGAAGAAGTAATGGATGACCTGTCCGTACTATTTGGTGGTGATATGCCTGTAGCTCCGTTTGTTAAGACGCTGTTGACTACAGGTGTTATGAATGGGTTACATAGTGTAGATGTAAGTCTGATTGTGTCTCCTGTAATACATGAGTTCATCAAGGCATCGATGACTACGTATGGCATAGAAGTAAGAGATGACATAGAAGACCCTGAAGAGAAACTCAAAGAGCGTGAGAGAAAGCGTTTATCACTAGCTATAGAGTTAGCTGTAGCAGATGCTAAAGGTAAAGAGGGTGATCCAGGTTTAGACTTATTGAAAACAGTACAAGGTACTCTGGAAGAAGAGACAGATGAAGTACCTCAAGAAGATGAAATGGAAGTAAGCGAAATGGCTGAACCCCAAGGCTTGATGGCAAGAGGAGCTTAGAATATGGGATTTGATTGGAGAGCCTTCGCTGAAGGGTTTGCTACAACAGCAGCAGCGAACATAAAAGAAAAAGGTAAAGAAGCTCGTAAGTACAGATTAGAGCAAGAGCAGTTAGCTAAAGATAACATTATGAAGATCTCTAGACGTAACTCTGTAGTCAATGAGGTGCTAGGTCTTACTAACTATTTAGAGGATCAGGGTGTAAGTACCGCACAGATGCAAGCTGCAATAGCAAGTGGACCTCAAGCTATACAAGACTTGTCTACTAAAGTTAAAACAGCAGTTGAGGCTAATGGCGGTAGAAAGCTCAGTGATACTGAAGTAGACATGATCATAAAATTACCAGAGGGTTTTAAGGCTCTTGACATGGACATGGATCAGTACGTAAGAAATACGTATGGGCTTGGCTTAGAAACAAAAGGTGCTACTGCAGAAAAACCAGATATAGGTTTCTTTGATAGACTTACTGGTGAAGCAGCTATGATGAGATCTAAATACAAACTTGGTAGTGATGTTATCTATGATGGCTATACTGCTGAAGATATAAACATGTTAGCTAGACAGCAAGAGTATGAAGCTATACAGCCATCTACTTACGCAGTGATAGCAGACATGAAACGCTATGATTTAGCAGCTAAAGCATTTGTAAGCGATAGTATAGATAAACTTCTTGCAGAAAAAGTAAGAATTAATGATGGTTATAAAAGAGCTAGACAAACTATCCAAGACTTTGAAGAAAGAGGTGGATTAGCACAACTTAAAAGTGATTTAAAAACAAGCCCAGATAACGCAAATATAAAACAGCAAATAAATGAATATGAAGCAGCGCAGAATATAGTAAGATCTGTAGAAATGCCTATCTATAAAGCAGTCTATGATGAAACTATAGATACATATGGTATATCAGCATTTGAAGATTTAGAGACTAGTATGTTAGCCAATGTAGGTGAGGAGTATGTAGAAGACCTACGTGAATTGCTATCTCCTACAATAAAACAAAGTAGTGAATCTTTTGGTACAGGTAGTGCTGTTGACGCTGCAACAATTGAGGCACTAGGAGAAGTACCTACAGAGCCTAAGAAATTGTTTAAAGATATTAACTTTACTGTGACAAAAACAGGAGATGATGGTAAACCTACTGAGGTGAAAACAGATGGCGGTAATACTTACACACCAGAGAGTGCAGGGTGGGATGTACTAGTACAACACCTAGAAAGTAAAGAAACACCTGTAGGTCCAGTAGAAGAACAAGCTCTCAAAAGACTAAACTTAGAAGAGATAGACACTACAGAGAATGTAGTAATTAGTGAACCTAAAACAAAAGATCCTGTAGAGAAAAAGGTAGAGCTAGAGCCTCCTAAGACTACTAGGAAAGTAGAGGAAGTACCAGAAACTGCAGAAGAAATGGGTATCCGTAAAGCTGCTAACTTTATGGACAGAGATAGAGTTACCTTTGAAGAGTGGGATGAGATGGGGCCAAACGCTAGGAAGCTACTTGGCCTACCTACAACTAAGGTTGGTGCACAGAATGCTGTAGAGAATGGCTTCATAGAGTTACCTCAAGGTAAAGTAAAGCGTGAAACTATTGCTGCACGTATGGCAGAGCTAGAGCCTGGAGATGAAATAAGAAGCTTACGAGATAAGACTAAGCAACTATTTGGTGCTACTGATGAAGAGATACAAGAAGGTATGGACACAGGATCTATTACAGAACTAGATCTTTCTGTACTAAGTGACTCTGGTGAAGATATATTTAAGTACATGCAAGAGCAAGGTCTAGATGAAAACTCAGAAGCCTTTGATATTATGAGATCACTAAGTGAGTGGGCAGATGCAAACAACAAGAGACTACCATACAACATGGGCTTCTTAACTTTACAATTTCAAAAAGCATTTAGAAGGTAGAGTATTAATATGAGTGATTCCTTCCTAGACTTAATGGATCAGTATAGCGTTACAAAGGATGACATTCTTGCACCTAAACGTATTGAGCCGCCAAGCGTAGAGCAGATAGATCCTACTCCTGTAAGTAGTGAGAGTGAGCTTGTTGATAAAGGTGGTAAGCTAAAGAAGAAAGACTTGTACGAAGCATCTAACTTACGCACTATTCGTAGGTACATGGTGTCTCGAAGAGGCATACAGTACAATGATAAGACTGAAGAAGATGTTGTAGAAGATTTCATGGATCACATGCGTAGCTTTAACACCAACATCATAAACACAGGTGGCGAAGTAAGACACATAACAAATGCTAGTCAGCAAGACAAAGCAGTAGCAGGAGATGCATACAAGCTCTATGATCAGCTAGGTAGTGTGTTTGTAAACGATGGTTTCTACGGTGCAGTAGACGGTGTGTTTGATTACATTCAAGCTGCAGCTACAGATCCTTCTAACTATATTGGTCTACTTACTGGCGGTTTAGGTAAAGCTGCATCTCTAGGTATAACAAAAGGTGGTAAAGAATTAGTTAAACGTGCCGCTATAGAAGCAGGACAAAGAGCAGCGAAGTCTGGTGCAACAACACAGGGTGCTAAGAAAGCTGCAGATGAAGCAGCAGAACGAGTAGCCCAACGCATAGTAGAAAAAGGTATAAAAGGCCCTGCAGCTAAGAAGTTACAAGAACGTGTAGCCCTGCAAGAGCAGCGTAACTTTATATATAACGCCAAGAAGAAAGCACAGAAAGAGTTCTTAGATGAAAGAGCTAAGAAAGGTGTGCGTGGTTCACTGTTAGCTACCACAGGTATCGATGGATCATTAGCTATGCTGCACGACAACATGATACAGAATGTCATGCTAGATGCAGGTGCACAGGAAGAGTACAGCTTGTTACAGACAGGATTTAGTTCTGCACTAGGTCTTGTTGGCGGTGGTGCTCAACTTGTAGGTGGTAAACTAAAAGGTGTAAGTGGACTCAAAGACACTAAAGGTAAGCTTGTTGCAGGTAAACGTAAGGCAGAGCTAGAGGCTGATATTGAAGGTAAACTATTAGTACCCTTATCAAAAGAAAGAGTTAAGAAGTACACCAATGAGTTAAACGATGCGCTAGATTCTTGGGAGAAAAAACGTAATCGTGGTAACAATATGTTTCAAACAGGTGTAATGCCATCAGATTTCCTAAAGACTATTATGGTAGGAGAAGATGGTAAGGGTGGTGTTGCAAAACTATATCGTGATGAGGTAGGAAAACCTATACCTAAGAATGTACGTGTTACAGATGTAATGACTAACACCCTAAGACAAATGCCTGAAGATGATTTACAAGCGATAGCTAAACGTATGCAGCCTTTAGTTGGATATACTCTTGGAGATACTACAGAGATAGCACAGGAAATAGGTGACTACATAGCATCCAATGTTAGTAGAGGTATGACTTACGGTGCAGTGATGTCTCAAGTAAGAAGCACAATTGATTCAGGTCTTATTGCAGGACATAATGCAATGACTAATTTAGTGCGTAACCCACAGCTTAAAGAACAGATGGAAGAAGAGGTACTCAAGGCTACTGGGCAAATCAAACGTCCTAAGCTAGGAGCATATACTCAAAGTGTGTGGCGTAGATTGCTTATCTCCTCACCTGCTACAACAGGTTTAAACATTGCAGGTTTCTCACAGTTTTATGTAGGTTCTACATTAGCTGATGTAGTTACAGGTAGTACCTATATGCTTGGTGGTTTAGCTACAGGTGGTAAATTTACTAAGACAGGTTCAGAACTAATACGTAAAGGTAAAGTGTTTCATCAGATACAAGCACAGAAGATGCGTAACTTGATGGACCCATACACTACACATGATTCTTACATGGAATTTCTATCTCAGCATAAAGACATAGAGAAAGTTTTATTTGAAAGTGTTACTGGTGGTATTGAAAGATCAGGTAAACGTTTTGATATTAACCCTGATGCTAAGTGGTTCAAAGGTGTAGAAGCTGTAGCTAATGGTGCTAATCGTCTGACAGGTGTACGTGTACAAGATACGTTTACTAAGTCTCAGATGTTTATGACTGAGCTAGACAAACGGTTACGACTAAAGCATAAAGATAGAACCTTAACAGACGTGCTTAACTCAGGAGACATTGATCTAATAGATGACAGTGTAGTCGGTGGTGCTATAGATACTACACTCAAGTCTGTATTCTCAAAAGATTACACAACAGATGATCAGCTTCTAAGAGGTGCAGCTAAGTTAACTGAAAGTATATCTAACATACCGTTGTTTGGTACAATACTTCCTTTCGGTAGATTCTTTAACAACGTTGTAGCTACATCTTACCAATGGTCTGTAGGTGGTGGTGTACAACTTATGTCTGCCATAGCTAAGTCAGAGAAGCGTAATGTAGAAACTTTAGAAGCTGCAGCACGTAGCGTAGTAGGTGTAACAGCAATTAGTCTAGCAATTAATTATGACAGAGAAAGAAGTGAAAAAGGTTTAGATGTATTTGAGATTGAGGGTACTGGTGGTGCTATCATAGATGCTCGTAACACATTCCCATTCTCTCTATGGTTAGCTGCAGGACGTATAGGTAGACTCAGAGCAGATGGTGAAACTGTACCAAAAGAAATGATGATTAAGTTTGGTGAGCAGGTAGCTGTAGGACAACTTGCTACAGACTTACAGTTTGGTAATGATGTAACTAGAATAATGGATACATTGATAAACCAGGATGCAGACTTAGCACAAGCTTCTTTCAAAGAGATAAGTAAGTTTACTGGTAACTATGCTGCAGGTTTTACTAGACCACTTGATGCAGTAAACAAACTCACTGGCTATGTCACAGGAACAGATGCAGCTAGGGATATAAGGCAAGCTGAGACAGGTGGTCAGATGTTTACACAGGGTGCAACAAGATACTTTGATAACGTCATAGAAGCTATCACAGATAAAGCAGAAACAGTTTCGGGTGAAGAACTAAGGGTTGCATCTAGAAAAGGTAAGATACAGGATGCAAATCCTATGGCTAGGATCTTTGGTATAACAGTTAAACCTGCACGTACATCTACAGAACAAGCCTACTCTATGGCTAACATGCAAGATTGGACAGCTAGTGAACGAACAAGCATGGCAGCTTACGACACAATATTCAATGAGACTGTAGCTCCTGAGCTAGAAAGAGCTACGGATAACTTACTAAGAGATAAGAAGTTTATAAACGCTGACCTTGTAGGTAAACGTGCTATGCTCAAGTCTGTTGTATCTGATGTAAAGAAAGACTTACGTAAGGTACTAAAGAAGTATGGCACTAGTGAGACTAAGCTAGGTGCAATGAGAGCTAAAGCTACAGAGCATGGCAACAAAGAGTTACGTAGCAAGGCTATGAAATCAATGAAAGAAAGATATGGGTTTGAAGGAGGTATACGTGATATGACAATCACAGAATTACATTACTTCATGGACTACGTAGATTATCTAAGAGAGTATTACAAATAAGAAGGGGCGCATTTAGCGCCCTTACTTTTTTATACCATACATTTTTGATGCACGTTCTGCCCACATCTGTACTGCAATTAAATTCTTTAATGCTTCATGTGTTTCCGTACTGTAATACAAGTTATCTGAAATAAACTTTTCCAGTGCTTCACTACGTTTTTGCACACCCTCTCTGAAATGATCCTGTCTCCTAGATACAAAGTCATGCGCTTCTTTTTCTAGGCTCATCTTGTTCCTTTAAGTTGTTAAGTATTTCTATTGCTGTTTCAACATCAAGCTTAGACCACTCACCTTTAGTCTTACTTGCTACCTTCCTAGCTTCTTTATGAGCAGCTTGCTCTAGTGTCCTTCTATTATCTGTCTCAACAGTATACTCTAACACAAAGTCACGATGTGGGCTACTAGTTTGATAGCTATTACATCTATCATCAGCATCAATAGCCATGCCTATCTTTACCCAATCAGGCCAAGCAGGATTAGTTATAACATAGACATAACCTTCTTTGATATTACCTAACTTATACGTACCCTCAAAGGCTGCATCATTAAAAGTTTTGTATCTGCCAGGTTTATACAAAGGGTGATTTCTGGATATATGTCTTCCATTTACATACATCCTCTTATCATTGTCTGCTTTCTTACAGATATTACACCAATACTTTTTTTGTTTAGCTTGTGATTCTAACCAGTTAACATTTAAAGTTAGTTTAACTCCGCAGGTATTACAACTTATACAATGTGTTTTCATATTAATTAAAATTAAACCTCCACTGGTATTTCTGTGCAGTATGCTTGTACTGTAGATTTATCTGAAGGTCTACTTAGCATAAGGTTTTCTCTAATAGTAACTGCATTATCTTTACACTCCTTCATTGTAGGGTAAACATAATTCATAGCTTGCACCTGAACATATCCATTACCTAAAGAAAGTATAAATACTAATACAAACATTATTCAACAGGATCGTCAGTGGTTACATCTTTGATAATGTCTACACTCTTTTCATATACTACAACTCCTGTATCCCACGATGCCTTAGCTGCAGGTTTAACTACATCATTGTAAGAACCATAGGCTGTTAAAAGAAAAACTACAGGGACTAAGATATTAAATAACAACATGATTAACTCCTTTTATTGTTGTTGTAATAGTAACACAGTATTTAAACTATGTCTAGTAATTATGCTCCTATATCTACCATTTCACAGACATCACCAGTACAAGCCATAGTTTGCATAGCAACTGTATTGTCTTCTTGTTCATACTCACTAAGTTTAGACCAGTCAATACTCTTTGGCATTATTGCTGAAAGTTTTTTGTAGTCATCCTTAGTGCAATCCTGATAGGGTGCTTGCTGATAAGTATGATCAGAGTGTGGCAGAAAAGACACACCACTCATTTCATCAAAGTGTTTATAAACAAATGCACCTACTTCCATCCATTCATCAGAACGAACTGTCACTGTTACAGAGGGTTTATGCTCACACCAGTGTCTTTGATAAGTTAACCATGTCTCCAGTTGCTCAATGGCTGACAAGTCGTTACGAGTTACAGCTTTATTGGGTGACTTCTGTGGGAAGCTAAACACTGTAGTAGTATCAGGCTTCATCACACAAGGTGCATTAGGTATGCGCTGATCCTTCATCATTTGTGTAAGTGGATCTTTGTTGTCACCTCTCACAGTCCTGATATAATGAAGTGCATGTCTAGCATGTATACCAGATGCAGAGTCAACTAGTTGTGATACTGTTCCACTTGGTTTGACGCAGGTAATTGCTGCTGAGTGTGGAATGCCAAGGCGGTCAGCCCAATCAGCGTTAGTATGAACAGCAGTTTCTCGTAAATGTTCAAGGGTCTTCTCCAATCCTTTGTTTGCGGATGTCATAAGAGGGTTATCCATAATACCAGTTAAGCTACAACCTAAGAGTCTTTCTTCTTCTGTGTTTGTTGTCCAGACTTTTCTGAGGTATGGGAACTTTGTGTACGTGCTTTGGATCGTGCCAAGTATTGTGGCGAGTCTGACTTTTCTATCCAAATCATCCACCGTGTCCGTGGCTCGTACCACAACTTCTGTAAGATTGCAGAACTGGTATGGGCGTAAGATAATCTCACTACAAGGATTAGTTCCGAACTCAAAGTTAGGATCACGTCTGCCATATTTAGCAGCTTGTTTCTTAGATGCTTCACGATTGAATACTCCTCTCTCGCCTGATTTACTTTCTACTAAAGATAGCCACTCACGCATGAACGTTTCTGAGTCAGGCTTCTCTGTGTAAGATACACTGTTGTTAGCTAAAGCACGATGCCCTGCATTGTCGTACCACTGTCCTGACTTAGCATAACGCATACGATCATCACTAAGGTTAGACAAACTAATCATAGCACTACGTCTAACACCACCAACTACAACTATCTGCCCAATGAAACACATTAGGTCATGGCACTCTAAGCTAGATAAACTACGTCCTTGTGCATCCTTGAATGTCTTAACTGCAAAGTTGAATAGGTCAATCAAAGGAGCAGGACCAGAGGCTCTACCACCAAATGTTTTAAGTCTTGCACCTGCAGGTCTTACTCTGCTAACATCCCACTTAGGAATCTCACCTGCCCACAAGAGAGCTAACACTTGTCTAAACGCCTTAGCCCACCCCTCCTTGCTGTCCTTTACCACAACGGTAGTATCACTCTCGAACAATTCAGGTACTTCGGGAAGCTTGCTAATGAACTGTCTCTCAACACTGAAGCCGACACCAGTACCACAGAGGAGGATGTACATAGCCTCATCGAAGGACTTTGGGTCATCTACAGGTAGATAGCTACAGTTATATCCTGCAGTATTATCTCTCTCAAGTGCTGCACCTGCAGTCATCATAGCTCTCATGCTAGGCATGATCTCTAAGTTAAGTATAGCAAACATTATTTCATCTTTAGTATCTGCATCTACTTTATTTCCTACAACGTTTTCTATGTAGCGATCAACTGTCTCAGACCAAGACTCTCTGCCTTTGCCATCAATGTACTTAGCGTAACGTGACTTGTGTATAAAACTTTGGTAGTCTGTTGGTAAGTAGTTATTCATATTTTTTAACCTCTATCTTTCTAATTACTGCACCATCAATATCATAAATAATATCTTGGAATAACTCAGTAACTGCCTCCTCGTGCATGTCTGCTACTATAGGTAGTATTCGTTCTTCCTCGTCTATCTCAATTGTTAGTTTAATGTTGAACTTCATCTCTTATCGCCACTGCCTTTAATGGTTCCTCTCTCCATACGACTGTGAAGCTTATCTAAATTACACCTAGCTATATATCCCATGTCAAAGTTTAAGTCACGACACAAAGCTGATATGTACCACAGGCAGTCACCTATTTCTGCAGCTACATCTTCTCTGTCAAACTTCCCATCCCTTAACATCTTCTTTACTTTGTTGGCTACTTCACCTGCTTCACCTGCGAGTCCTAACGCAGGGTAAACTATCTTGTGTTCTTCAGGATAGATAGCAGTCTTTCTTGCTTCTATCTGATAGTCACCGAATGTCATTTCATACATGTCTTTCCATGCATTTATATCTTCTGCTGTTATCATTTATGTAGCTCCTTGTAACGATCCTTTAACCTATTGAGATACCAAATAGCTTTGTTAATATCTTCTAGGCCATTCTTGTATTCATGTCTCCACAAATACTTAAGTACGTTAGCAGCGTGTGGCGCTGTAGATCCTGCCATGTTTTCTGTCATTGCTTCTATAGCTTCAATACATTCTATACCGCTATGATTGTAGTGTACTGGATTGTTTACTTGATCGTGATTAAAAGTTGTATCACCAGTTAATGTTATTGTAGGTTCCATTCATGCACTCCCTTTTGTTTTTGACCACTTGTTAAGTGTATACACATTACCGTCTTTAGTTACAACAGGTTTGTCTTCTTCATCATCTTCCAAAGTCATTAAATAGTTTCTGTGATCTCTTACTAATTCATATATGTCAGGGTGTTCATTTGCTATATCTAAGAACGCTGACATCATAGTTGCTACATCTACTATCCCATTAATAATAGGTTCAGGTAAGTTGTGCTCAGGTGATATTGCTATTGACACATTTGTATCCCCATCCCAATTACCATCGTCTGTGTAGTCTACTGGACTTATAACTATTGCTATTTCATCATTATCTAAACTATGACCCATCAGCATTTCCTTTTTGTTTTTAATTCTATCTTCTTA